CCCACATGAGCCTAAAATAGTCGCCTTCGTTCATATTGAACACAAAATTCCATGCGGCGATAACAGCCGCGCTACTACCTACAAGAGTGACTTTTGACCCCGTTCGAGCTTGTGTTGTGCCGTTAATATCGGCCCAAATATAAACGTCGTGCGCCGCTGCTGCCGCTTGGTCCAACTGGGCCGAGAATTGAAAATTATAGACACCTGGCCTGTCTACATACACACGCGAAGTAGGTGTGCCAATGTAGACGCCATTTGATAATTCTGTAGTGTCAAAAGACACGGGATATGCGGTGTTGATAACCGCAGCCGTCTGGGTAGTTGAGTCTGAAAAAACGCCGTATCGCCCATTAACGACTTGTGGAGTATGAGCAGGAGCTACATCAAGCCCGTCAAGCCCGTTAAATACAACGAGTTGTTGCGCTATCCATTCGGAATCAGTCGGCGATATACCAAAACCTTGCAACGCGCTCTCAACAGATCCTTGTGACGCTTCCCATCCAGATTCATTTGGGGTCACGCCAAGAGCCTGAAGCGCTGCATCAACAACGACTTGCTGCGTTTCAGGTTGTGATTCAGGTTGCCCGACCTGAAGATCCGTTAGCGAAAGCGTGTTGCTGCCAGCGCCGGCTAGATTGAAAAGGCTGAAGAAAAACAAATACCATTCGCGCGAAATCAATCCAGTTCTAGGGTCAATAATCGGAACGCGGAGCGCCGGTATTTGTGTGATGTTTAAGGGACTGCTAGGCATTTGTTGAACTCAAGATAAGTTCTGCGCCCATAATCGCAATCTTAACTGGATCTGTTCCCGACACCTCATATACCCGGTCGCGGATCTTTAATGTCATGCCAAGTCGCCGCCAGATTGTCCTAAATCCATATCGGCCAATCTTGCCCATAGACTTCCAATGTTCGCTAGACCAAGTATGACCACCATCATCTGACCAACGAAGCATGACTTGAGGATTTGCGCCCTGCACGACAGCAAAATTTAGCAAAATATTATTGCCGTTTTCAGTCGTAATTAATGCGCTCGATTCAGCCGCTAATAAGTCTACAATTACCGTGTCGTAATCATACCCGTTTAGACCTACGCCAGTCTCGCAATCAAGCTGTAAACTGTGCTGCGTTGTGCGTTTTAAGTCATTTTGATCTGTCGGAAGCGCTCGCCAACGTCGAAGCCATTTTTGAGTGTCGCCGTTGTCGCTATACGCAGTCATATCAAAAGCATAAATATTACCGTTTTGATAATCTCCGACAACAATTTCACCGTTAAACGCCATCTGACAATTGCTGCGGTGCCGCGTAAAAGCGTCATACTGCCAACTAGCGCGTTCATGCCATGCGCCCGTGGCCACGTCGTAAACCCATGTCGTATTGGCAGTCGGAAAGATCAAAACATAAAACGAATGGCCATCCTGTTGATATGTATAGCCTATTGCGTCTGATATGCTAGAATATTGTTGAATATGCCATTCAACAGCATGTGTGCTTATGCGCTGACCTGTATAGCCCTGCGACCGATAAACAATACCTTTACCGCGCGCGTCAGACCCTAGCCAAAACAATCCATTATCCAATTTTGCAACTGAATAAGCCGCCGCGCAACCAATTTCGTTAAACGCGCCTTGAATGCGTGCAAGGGGAAAATCTAATAGGCCGGCGTCGTACCAAACCTCGACAGAATTAGTGCCAAATAGCCATACTTCGCGGTGATCGACAATAAGCGATACAAGACCGTCTGGTGAACCTTCGGCGCTGGCAAAATCTAACGGATCGACAGACAAGCCGTCTAGTAAAGACGTAACCCAAAAACGCTGACTGTTAGGTTCATTAAAAACAAAATAACCGTCGATATAGCCGACTGTAACTGCGCCAGGAAAATCGGGGTCCGTTATCTGGGCAAAGACATCCGTGGTTAAATTGTATATGTAGCTAGGACCATTGCACGCTATGAATAATTGCGTTCCGTTATCGACCATACTAACGGGACCAGATCCCGAAACAGTGCCTTTAACTGTGGCATTCCAAGATGAATCAATGCGATATAGTTTGTCTCCAGAAACCGCAAAACCATAGCCGCCATAAGCCCATAGCCCACGAATCGGCCCATTTCCAATTGTTTGCAAGAGACGCAAGCCAGGCGCGCGCATAAGATACGCCGGTTCTTTTCCGCCTTCTGGCACAATTTCCGGGTAAAGATTCACCATACGATTATCGGCAGCGTTAACGCTACGGGTGACGTATGATGAGCCTAAGATCGGCGTTTTCATTTAGTAGCTCGGATACCATTTAGTGGTAGTAACATCATAAGTCATTATCAGCGCTTTGCTAACAACGGCCGTAGACGCGAGAGCAATATTACCCGCCGTAGTTGTCGTAAAGATATCCGTAGGAATAAGGGTTATTTGACCGCCGCCAAGCGAGATCGGCGAGGGCGGCGTGATAGTGTCTATAGCTGCGGTTCCGCTGATAAACACAATCTGAGTGGTTGGTGCGATTGTAGTGGCGCTGGCAATCGTGGGGGCAGCGGCGCTAGTTGCTCTAAGACCGGCAACAATCTGCGAACCGGAATATGTTTGATCGCCAGTAAACGTTTGCGCCGCATCCGTCCGCGCAATCGTTGCACTGGTAGTGGGAAACGTCATAACGGTAGCATCGGTGCCCGCTAAAGTCAGCGAGTTATTGACGGTCAACGTTTTGGCGTCTACACCGGCCAGTGTAAGCGAGTTATTGACGGTCAACGTTTTGGCGTCCACGCCGGCCAATGTCAACGAACTATTAGCGGTAAGCGTCTTAGCATTGGCAATAGTGAGCGTAGCCGAAGTGGCCGGCGCGGTGATCGCTACTTTATTGACGCTAGTTGCCGATGCAACGCCAAGAATAGGCGTCACTAAAGTTGGTGACGTTGCAAAAACATTTGCGCCCGTTCCGGTTTCATCCGTAAGCGCCGCGGCTAGATTTGCTGAACTAGGAGTCTGCAAAAAAGTAGCTACATTTGCGCCTAAAGACGTAACGCCTGTGCCTCCGCGACTAGCCGGAAGCGTTCCTGTTGTTCCAGCATCAATAGGCAGTCCGGTGCAATTACTCAGGATACCGGCTGAAGGAGTCCCAAGATTAGGGTTTGTTAACGTAGCATTCGTAAGAAAAACAGACTTGGCGGCCTGTTTGGTGATGTCCGCCTGCACAATAGGAAGAACATCTATATCTGAAACCGAGGTAGCTACAGGAAGATCAGCTATTTTGATCGTAGACATTAATAGTTCCCCGCATAAATGTTATAGCGCTGACGTGTTCCGACGATGCTATATGGCAGCGCCATTATGTCGTCAGGGTTATTGATTCTCTTAAGGTTTCGTTTGCTATACATAGCAATACGTTGAACCTGCGCCGAAGGCTCGACGCCAAATTCCGGGGCCATTTCACATGCAAGATTATACCTAAACGCGCGAAGATAGCCGGGCGGAAAATTTAATTGCGTGGCTAGAGTAGCCGCCGTATCGAGCGGCGTGACTGAAATCAAATGAAACTCTAGCGCCCGAAGAGGCACAGGATATACGGTCATAGTAATGTTCGGAAACGACATATTTACCCACATGACCTGCGGGTAAGTGCTAGTAACCGTTTTGACCGCGATACCATCATATTGTTGCTGATTTATCAGCTTTATGCCGTAAGACACGTTAGTCTGCGGGTCGCGGAAATACGTGGCGTCATCGACGAGGATCGGGCGGCCGCCTTTAATGGTGGCTAAAATTTCAACCGAACTCTGCGTTGTTAACGGGACAGACTCTTGCGTAGACAAGAGAGTATTCGTCAGGATGATGTCCCCAGTCGGCCCAATGTCCAGTTCGCGAACGCCAGACGGCCATGTAAATGTCTGATCTTGCGTGGCAAATACGGCTAGGCGCTCAGTATTCCACGAATCGATCATCTGGTTCAACGCCGTCAGGGCGTCCTGCGACGTCTCGGCTGAAGGCGTTTCGCCTTCTGCGAGGACGCCCAACAGCCTCAACGCTCCGTTGATCTGATCGCCCGCTGTCGTCATTCGGATCGAACCTTTCCCAGCCGTTCTCTTCGTCGGCTTCCGCTTCCATCTCTAGCGTAGCGATCTTAACGCCATGACGCTCATGGCGCAAATAAATAAGGGCCATTTTTCACCTATGGTAAGGGCCAGGCGGGCCGTAGCCCGCCCGTAGAAGTAGTTGTT